ACGATTCATAAATCTACCCTTAATCGTGTATTGAATGATAGTTGCGGATTTTAGGTATATTTGAACGTTCTTGCATTTTGTTATTTATTAATATAGCCCGTTTTTTAGACGGACTATTTATTGGTATTACATATTCTTTTTAACAAGATCAACATATCCGGGGAAGTCTCCGGGATTATTATACAGTTTCTTTGGATCATTCGTCATCTGAATTATTTCCCAGTTTGGTGAAATATATATAAGGTACTCGTCCAAGATTACAGCTCCTAATTTATTCTTTCCTCTAAATTTATAGTTGTATAAATAGGCTACATCTTCATTGACTTTATCGCCCATTGCATTTTGAATAGAATCTATTCCAATAAGTATTATACTATCTTTAGTTATTGAAGAAGAATAATCTAATCCATAATTGGATGCCTCTTTATTGTTTTCAATGCTTTTTTGGAAGTATTCTTTTCGATAGTTTATATTATCAATATACTTTATAGTATCAATGGCTTCCGCAGAAATAAACTCATAACTAGACCAATCATTCATTTCTGTTTTCAGTTTGGCTTCTACTACTTCTCTTACTTTTTTCTCGTTTTGATTACCTGATCCCCCACATGAACAAAGTGCAGTGATTGCACATACTAATAAAATGATCTTTTTCATAAGCTAGTTTTTAATTATCCGATTTTATTTGATTTTTCAAGATTACATTTTTGGCAAAGTAATTGTAAATTCTCAACGCTTGTATCCCCACCTTTAGAGAAAGGGATAATATGATCTAAGTGCAAATTTTCATTCGATCCACAATAAACGCATTTTCCTCCATCTCTATTCCAAACAGTATCTACAACATCTTTTGGTATTGGAGGACGTTTGTTTGCTTCTGGAAATATCTCGCCTTCATCTATAAGCTCTTGGAGAGCTAATTTTTCTATTTCTCTTTTCTTTTTCTTTTCTAGCAATTTAGCTTTTACTTTGTCTTTCTCGATCTGTTCTTTATTTCTTTCGTATCGAAGTTGTGTATTAGCTTCTCGCAACTCTTCCAATAAATTTTTGCTTTCAATTTGACTCATAGTGAGTTCTGAACTGCATTCATTATATTTTGCTCGGAAATATTTAGCTTCCGATACAACTTTATCTAAGAAACCTACGTACTTCTTATTTTCTTCATTCTCTTTAAATACAGCATTATATTTGTTTAATAATTCATCAAATTCAATCTTTAACCTCTTGTATCTATTATAGTTATAGAAACTTTGCCATATCGGAAAAACAAATAAAGCTAATATTATTAATAATGTTATCATTATCCTATCTTCTTCTAGGTCTTTGTAATTCTATAACGTTAAATATCTGCTTTACTTCTGCTAGATCAATCACTCGGTCAGGATACATACTATTTAAAGAATGTATTGTGATTGTATGATTATCCATATTATGATCTATGATTCTCTTTACGAGTATTCCTTCTTCATGTATAATAACGAAATCCCATTTAGTATAATGCAGCTTTGATTCTACCCAATATTGGGAATATATTTCTCTACATAATAATCTGTCACCTTCTAAGTAACTTTCTTCGGTTCCGTCATTCATACTATCTCCCCTTACTTCAAAAGCTACGTAGTTTCCTTTGGCTTCATGGTCTATAATAAATGGTATGGTTGGGAGAGTTTCCATGTATGCGGCATCTTGATATCCGCATAGGTATCCTGCTTGTGCGTATTGGCTCACTAATGGTACGTTTATAATATGGCTTTGGTTAAGTGGTATTGCTTCGCTTATGTTTGTTTTAGCAATATTATCGCTAGCTTCGTTGGATACAAAATACTCAGATACTTTTTCTATTCCGAAAACGTTTACAATGTTGTTGTAAAGTTCCTCGGTTAGAGGTTTTTTGCCGCTTTCTATTTCTGATAAATAGGCTTGCTTAATGCCTATTTTCTCTCCGAAATCTTTTTGTCTAAGTTTTAGTGACTTCCTTAAAGATGCGATATTGATTTTATTCATAATGTTAATTATTGTTATTATGGCGATAAAATCTTGCGATAAATAGCGATATATCGCAAGAAGATGATATCTTTGCAATGTCAATCAATCAATCAACACTGCAAAGGTGCGAATATTGTGCGATAAAACCAAATTATTTACATAACTAAAAATAGGTAAGGCAATGAGAAATAGAGATTATGAACTAGTAAAAGACGGCAAATATAATATGAAAGCCATCATGCAGAGAGCTTGGGTATATGTACGCCAGTACGGTTATTCTCTTAAATCTGCCTTGCGTACTTCTTGGGTAGACGCTCGCTTAAAGATGGATGAATATGTAGAATCATTGAAGCCGAAAGCCATTGAGTCTAAACAGGGTAATGTGTTGAAAGCGTTTTTCGCCGATAAGTATGCTAACTACGATAGTTCTTGGAGATAATGAGTGAAGAAAAAATAAACGAAAACTTAGTTTTCCTTCGGAAATACACGGACGATCTGAAAGAACGAGATGAATATACAGTTCAGATGCTGGCTGGAAGCAAAGAAACGAAAGAAGAAATTATCAGTAACCTTCTTCGAATAATAAAAGATTACGAGGCTCTGTTAGGTTAGAACCTACGAAAGAAGCGAGCAAAACGCTTTCAGGGTACATTGATTAGTTCTTTGACATATTGGATCATACGAAAAGAAATTCAACCGTAGCAGGAATGCCGTGATCGGTTGAAGGTTCGAATTAGTTACATATATCACTTGGAAGTCCGAAAAGTCTTTATCAGTAAGCATATAGCAGGTTAGGCGAGCTATAACGCTATCTAAGTGATTCAACATATAGCCCTACTGACGGATTGAACGGCAGCCGATAGCGAGAATCGGGTAGGGTACAAATATATAAATCAAAACCAGTGAAAAAATGAATATAAATTATGATTTACGGATATATTAGGGTAAGCAGCGACAAGCAGACTGTAGAAAATCAGCGTTTTGAGATAAACAACTTCTGTGAACGTAATGAGTTAGTAATTGACGATTGGATAGAAGAAACTATCAGTGGAACGAAGAATTACACAAAACGACAACTTGGACGTTTACTGCGTAAAGTATGCAAGGAGGACATCATCATCTGTAGTGAACTCTCACGTCTTGGACGTAATCTCTTTATGATTATGGAAATATTGAATATCTGCATGGCAAAGGAGTGTAAGGTATGGACAATCAAGGACAACTATCGACTGGGGGAAGATATCCAAAGCAAGGTTCTTGCCTTTGCTTTTGGATTGTCAGCAGAGATTGAACGTAATCTTATCAGTCAAAGGACAAAAGAAGCATTGGCGAGGAAAAGAGCAGAAGGGGCAATGCTCGGACATTGTCGTGGTTTTCGCTGTAGACTCAATCCAAAATGTGCCAACAGGCATGATTACATCATAAAAGAACTGGCTAAAGGAACTAAAAAAACAGTTATAGCCAATAGATTGAAAGTGTCAAAAGGAACGTTCTATCGTTATCTTGTTTATACAGGGCTTTACCTACCAATAAACTGCCAACAAGAGGGATGGGAAAAGTATGGAATCTATCATTAATGTTATTATACTACAGAAACAGAGAATTAGATTTGACAATAATGAAGCAATCAAATGTAATGGAACAATACCACAATATAAAAAGGAAGCATCCGGGCTACCTGTTAATTTTTCGAAACGAAGACTTTTGGGAACTATATTCGAATGATGCCACTGTAGCCTCCAAAGTTTTGAACATTTCTGTCTGCGAACAGGTATACGGGCAGGGACAAACAATCCGGACAGTACGTTTCCCCTGTCATGAACTTGGCATCCACTTGCCCAAACTGATACATTCCGGAAGTCGGGTAGCACTCTACGAATAGAGCAAACCAGCCGTACAAGTCTGATTGTAACAAGAATAGTAAAGAATTAAACTTTTTGTTTATATTGTTTTATTTGTGTTTGTGTTGTATAGTGTACGGTCTGTGAAGATAGTGCACTTTTTAATAAGGGTGGTTAGCTTATCGGTTAGAGCTTCGTGTTGCGCAACCAATTATCATGATTGAGAGAGGTTCGATTCCTCTACCATCCACAATAATAATCAAATAATTAATCTTATGGCAAAAGGAATTAAAACAATAACAGGAGATTGGGTAAATTCTATCTCTAAATTGAAATTAGGAGAAGTAGTTAGAATACCTGATGAAAGCTATGATTGTGTTATGAGTTCGGCTCGTTATCGGTTAAAAAGAAAATACAAAGTACTGATAGAAAGAGAGGGTGAAAAAGAAGTCATTAAAGGATTTAAGTACTTTAAAATTAAAAGGACTGCATAATGGAACCTTTATCTCAATGTGAGTATCAAGTAGCTCATGAAGTAGCAAAAGGGCAAACTCCTGATGAAATAGCCGATTTACTTAAAAAGTCGGTTTGGACGATAAAAGCGCAAATACGGGACATTCATAAGAAACTAGGCATTAATAACAATGTCGAGCTTACTTTATATATTCTATGTGATAGGGCAAAAAGAAATTTCGATTTGAAAGAAATACGAAAGCATGGAATTGAATTTTTCTTCTCTGTATGGTTCTTCATATTAGCTATAACTCCTAATTTCCAAATGGACATGAGAAGGTTAAGAATGCAACGTAAAGTGAGAATGTCGGCACGTACAATGGGCGCAAGAAGGAATAATAATGATTTGATAATAACTAGCATGAATTATGCAGCATAATAAACATTACTATGAAAAAGTTGATAATTAATATTATACTAATTAACATCTTGGCTTTACCCTGCATCCTTACTTTTAATGATGTAAATCAAGATACAGGAGAATGGAATTATACTATTAATCTGATAGGCATTGTATATTCAGTTTGGTTTTATAATTGTATTTTAAAACGAATATTTAAACCGTTAATATAGAAAGGGGATTTTATGATGCGAACCTTACCAGAAGAATTAATTTATAATTTGATAGATTTTGCAAGAGGAATGGGACGTAGGGAAGAACGGATCAACTCCTTTAAAGAATCTCAATTTATATCTCAAAATCAGGCGCATATTCGGTATGGCAAAGGAAATGTTACTAAATGGGTTAAAGCTGGCATAGTGAAGAAATATAAAGATGCTGATGGAAAGTTACGTTCCAGTGTACGATATGATGTGCTTGAACTTGAATCAGCTGCATTTAAATGTAATTATATGAAAGATCTTTCTCCATTAGCCAAAGCAGAAATGAGAGAAATTATTGTCAACAAGTAATTAATTAACCCAATGCCGGATTTAAAGGAGTCCGTAGAGTGCAAGCCTCTGTATTTGAGTTATACATGTTCTAATCCTAGTGTCCGTTGGTTCGGTATCTAGGAACAAAATTTTGTCGTTTAAATTCATTTTCGGAGGCGTCGGTTCGTAAGGATAGGCGCTTTATTTATTTCGATTAACCACTTTAAATAATATAAGATATGGAAGAAAAGAATGTAACAGAATTGCAAATAATTCAAGCGAAACAAGCTGCCGAGTTTGCAATGACTCCTGTAGGACAAACGGTGAAACAATTTGAAATAATGCAACGCATGGCCAAGATGTACACCGAAAGTACTATTGTTCCAGATACCTATAAAGGAAATATCGGAAACTGCGTTATTGCATTGGATATGGCAATGAGGATGGGGTGTAACCCTCTGATGTGTATGCAAAATCTTTATATCGTACATGGTAGCCCGGCTTTCAGCAGTAAATTCCTGATAGCGACAATCAACGCAAGCGGCCGTTTTTCTCCTCTTCGTTATGAATTTAAAGGAGAAGAAGGAAAGCCAGAATATGGATGCCGCTGTGTTGCTTATGAGTCGTCCGATAAAGAACATAAAGAACCGCTCCATGGAGATTGGATAACAATGGCTATGGCTGACAAGGAAGGGTGGACGAAGAAGAACGGTTCAAAATGGCAATCAATGCCAAGCCAAATGCTCCGTTACCGTGCCGCAGCTTTTTGGCAGCGTGTATATTGCCCGGAAATTTCAATGGGGTTAATCACCAAAGAAGAAGCTGACGATATCCAGGATGTAGAATATACTGAAATACCTACCAAGGATAAATTAGCAGAAATAGCTGCCAGAGCTGCCGGGGTTGTAGATACGAAGCCTGAAGAAAACAATGAAATCCAAAGTAAGAAATCTGTTTAAAATTTATGTAACAATGGAAGCTCAACATTCTTTAGAATGGTATCGCAAACGATTAGGTTGTGTCACCGGCTCACGTGTCGGTGACTTGATGAAATCCGGTAGAAAGAAAGAGGATTTGTTCGGAGATACCGCAAAATCCTATATATATCAATTGGCAGCCGAAAGAAGCATGAACCCATATATCGTCAATGATGATAATCTGTTTGAAAAATATCTGTTCCAAGTCGGGGTTTCATCAAAGGCTATCGAATGGGGTAATACACAGGAATCTGACGCTCGCAAATTGTATAACAGAATGAAAGGTAATAATATGATTGAAACGGGCTTCTGTATCCATCCTGACATACCTTTCTTTGGCTCTTCTCCCGATGGTTTCTGTTGTAACGATGACGGAGAGAAAGGGACATTAGAGATTAAATGCCCCAGCCAATATGTTTTCATGAAATATAAAGAAGAGGTGAAAGACAATGTCGGATTACTTCTTGCTAAACCTGAATATTTCTACCAATGTCAGTCTCACATGATGGTGACCGGTGCCGAATGGTGCGACTTTGTGGTTTATTGCCCCTTTCAATGTAGTCCTATTCACATTGTGAGAATCTTCCCGGATTATATGAATTTCAAGCTCATAGAGAAGCGTATTCTGATGGCTAATGAAATAATTGAAAAAATGGTAGCGTAGCTTATGGAAAAAGAAATTAGCGAAATAAACGATTACCTAAATATTACCTGTTCAAATAATCCGGTAGAGATACAAGAGAGAATATCAGTCATAATGGTATATTTGAACCGGTCCGGTGAAATGCTTGCGGATGCGAAGAAGATGCTCCGGAAGAAGAAATCTACAGAGATAAGCAATACCATCATCGCAATAGCGAAAGAGCAATGCTTGTCGGCAAAGGTGCAAAACGCTTTGCTTGACAGTATAGCGGAGAACGAGTCGTATTTAGTGGATCGGCTTGACCGGCTTAATGCTGCCTGCACGCATCAATTAGATGCTTTACGCACTTTGTTGAGTTACGAGAAGGAAGCTATGAGGTTGAATAAAACTGGATATTAGAAAGTGTTATTCCAAATAACAGCTATTTGGAAGTTTTTTAATAGAATAATGCGAAAAACATGGAAGAAATATGGAAATATATCAATGGATATGAAGGAATATATAAAGTGTCAAATATGGGTGAAATAGAAATAACAAGACCAAAATGTAGAAAAAAGACTATAGGATGCTTATCGCCTAATGGATATCTGTATTTCAATTTATTAAAGGATGGGAACAGGATACGAAAATTAGTACATAGAATTGTTGCTGAAACATTTATCCCTAACCCATATAATAAGCCATGTGTTGACCATATTAACACAATAAAGACTGACAATAGAGTTCAAAATCTACGCTGGGTAACAGAAAAAGAAAATGTAAATAACCCAATATCATTGGAAAGATTACGAAATTCTAATTCTTTAGGTAATAAATGGAAAAACGTTCGCAAAGTTAAAGTAATCCATGTCTACCTGATCTTCGAAAAGCGGAACTATTACTTCAGTTCGGTAACGGGTATCTTCCGGCATTTATCCGAAGATCAGATAGGCATCAAACAAAGCACACTGTCTCACAATACGGAAAATACTATTGTAACCGGTAGGGCTATAATCCGCAAGAGTGAGCTATTGAGATAGCTTTGTTAACCTTTTTACCCCAGCCTGCCTGTCTGTGAAGATTGGCTGGCTAACATGGGACAAAATGGTCATAGGGCGCTAAGACTAAATGAACGGAAATTCTAAGTGTACATAAGAATGGATGTCATCAAGACCGGTGCTGTTAGTAACAGGTTGAGTAGTTTAAAGATCGTAGGATAGCCAATCTACGGACGAAAGCGAGAAAGCAGACGATACTTGTGCAGGTTCGAATCCTGCTTGTCCCACATGAAAATAACAATCACCAAACAAGAATACCAGACGATAGTCCGGTGCTTGAAAACATCAGAAATCCTTATTAGGGGATATAATTCGAGAGATGAAGATATGATTTGTAAAACTAGAAAGAAACTTCAAAGAAATTATGAGAATAGTAGAAATAATGACAGAGGTTGAAGTAGACCTTGACGATTACGTTGATGAAATTCTTGAAGAGTGTGACGACGATGAGCTAATTAAAGAAGTTGAGAAGCGGGGACATAGAGTTTATAGAAAAGGAAATCGTGTAGTAGCTTTTGGAGATCAACCTGTAAATTTCAACTCTCCGGAAGATTTAAGAAGATTCCTGTGTGATATAGCAGGTGTTGGATATTATACGAGTAACGAAACGCTTCTCAATGAAATAAAATCAAAATTGCCATGACATTCGAAGAAATGAAAGCCCAGTATTGCGGAAAGAACATCCGCAAAAAGCCGAAAGGTGAGGAGCATCAGATACAAGCATCTTGTATTCAATGGTTTCGCTTCCAATATCCCCAGTTAAAAAACATTCTATTTGCCATACCCAACGCAGCAAGGAGAAGTGCAAGAAACGGTGCCTATATGAAGGAAGAGGGTATGCTAGCTGGGGTTTCAGATTTGATCTTACTTAAAAGTAATCATTTCTATGGTGCTTTATGCATAGAGATGAAAAGGCCGGGAGAATACCAAAAGCCTATACAAAAGGAATGGCAGAAAGCGGTTGAATCTGTAGGGAATAAATATGTTGTCTGCCGTTCTTTGGAGGAGTTTATAGCTGAAGTAACAGATTATTTAAAATGAAAATATATGAAAAAGAAATCCGACAAGCATATTATCCGCCCGGACACCTGTGCAAAATGCAACAACGGGCAAATAATTCCAACCGAGAAAGGTAATCCACGAGTAGTTTATTGTAGTTTCTTCAACCGTCGGTTTGTTGCCGACAGCAAAAGAAACTGTATTCATGCGTATTAAATTTATGGACGGATATACATTGACAGAGAAAATGAGAAAAGCACGAAGACGTAATCGGCTTACCGCTACCGAACAGGCACTATTCCACGAATTAGTTGCCGTTTGTAACAGCGAGGGTTGGGAGGACGTTTTCAGTTGCTCGAATATCGAACTCTGCTGTGCTCTTAATATCGACGAGAAAACTTTAGTCCGTGCCAGGTTATCTCTAATTAATGCCGGGTTGATTTATTACAAGTCTGGTAAAAGTAAAAGAACAGTTGGAATGTATTCTTTTGAAAAGGCCTTTGAGAATTCGATTGTGAGTTCAACTACCGGAAATATTCCGGTAGATAAGCCAGCCCAAGAGACAGTAGATGCGCCAGCCAATCTGCCAACCAATATGGGAACCAATCAGCCAACCAATGCGCCAGACTATATATATAAAACTAAAATAGAAACTAAACTAAAAGATAATATAGGGGAAACCTCAAAAAATAAACAATTTGTTCCTCCTTCTTTTGAAGAAGTTTCTGCGTATTGCATGGAGAGAAAAAATGATGTTGATCCGCAAAGATGGATGGATCATTACACTTCTAACGGATGGATGGTTGGCCGCTCTAAAATGAAAGACTGGAAAGCAGCAGTGAGAACATGGGAAAGAAATAATTATCAAACAGAAAAAAAGTATGGAAACAAGGATAAGGCCGGTAACTCCGATTCCGATAGGAAAGCTGTTATCCGCACAACTGCCACCTACGACATCGATAAATGACAAGAAGAGACGAGCGGAAGTGTTTGCTGAATGCTGCCGCTTTGTTTGTCCGGGATTTAAAGTTGAAGGGGCTTTTAGAAAGATAATGAATGATATATTTCTCTATGCAGAAGGTGATTCGGGGGCTGGGAAAGGTCTTTTGCTAACAGGAGATTACGGGACCGGTAAATCAACTATAATGCAAATTCTAAATAAATACTTATGGTTTATTGGAGGACGTGATGCCGGGGATTATCCCATTGGAGGATTCAGAATTGATTCCGCCTCTTATGTTTCCACTGGGTTCTCCATGAAAGGACGGGATTATTTGGAACTGTATACTTACAATGGTGGAATCCCTAGGACGATCTGTTTTGATGAATTAGGAAGGGAACCTATTCCTTCTAAGCATTTTGGCACGGAGTTGAATGTTATGCAGTATATTCTTCAATGTCGATATGAATTGAGATACGAGTGTAAAACTCATATAACGACCAATCTTTCTATAGAAGAGATTCAGGATCGATATGGTGCGTATATCGCTGATCGCATTAATGAAATGTTTAATGTAATCGAATTGAAAGGCTCTTCCCGCAGATGAGAATACTCCTAAACATCCTCCTTCTCCTAGGAGTGAACATCTTATTTTATCTGATGGTGTATGCGATAGCGGACCACTTGATGGATACAATTAATTAAAATATTTTCAATGAATACAACCTTTGAGAAATCGGTTAATACCACCGATGAATGGTACACGCCAAAAGAAATTATAGACGCATTGGGAAAGTTCGATTTAGATCCATGCGCTCCGGTTAAACCGCTTTGGCAAACAGCTACACAAATGTACAACAAGAACCATGACGGATTAACTAAAGATTGGGTAGGTCGTGTTTGGCTAAATCCACCTTATTCCCGTCCGCTTATTGAACAGTTCGTTAAACGTCTGGCAGAACACGGTAACGGCATCGCTTTACTATTCAACCGGTGCGATAGTAAGATGTTCCAAGATGTCATCTTTGAAAAAGCAACAGCTATGAAATTTCTACGGAACCGGATTCGCTTCTTTCGACCGGATGGGACTCGTGGGGACTCGCCCGGGTGCGGCAGTATCCTAATAGCTTTCGGTGAAGATAATGCCGATATATTAAGAACTTGCGATATCGCAGGTAAGTATATACGAATCAATTAGAGTAAAACCTTGCAAGTTCTTGAAGAATTATCAAGGATTTGCGAAAAACAAATAAATATGAGTAAAATAGATTTGAACGCCCTCCGTGATAGGGCATATAAAACCGCTTGTGAACATGGTTTCCACGATCAAGAATTGAGCAACGAGCACTGTCTTTGCCTTGTTATATCCGAACTCATGGAGGCTGTGGAAGCTGATAGAAAAGGTAAACGAGCCAATGTTGATTGGTATAATAAGAAGATTGCTAACAGCCGCATTTGTCAAGGATTAGACCCAGACATTCCCAAAGAGCGTGGTTATGAAGTCGCATACAATGAAACTATAAAAGGCTCAATTGAGGAAGAGTTAGCCGATGCTGTAATCCGCTTGCTTGATCTTGCAGGACTTCGAGGAATAAGCCTCGAACTTGCCAACGGAGATATTGATGACTGTATTGAAGATATGGCAGAAGCCTGTAAAGACGAAACTTTCACCGAATCAATCTATTCCATCTCTACACTTCCTGTTAGGTATGACGGAATATTTGATTTTCCTACAGCCGTGAATGATATGATACTATCAATCTTCGGGCTTGCCAAGTACTTAGATATAGGCCTACTTTGGCACATCGAGCAGAAAATGAAGTATAACGAACTCCGTGAAAAGATGCATGGGAAGAAGTACTAGCTATCAAATCAAAATAGCAAACTGTTAAAAGACCAAGTTTTTTAATGAATAAGACCAAGTAAAACCTTGCAAGTTCTTGAAGAATTATCAAGGATTTGCGAAAAACAAAACAGTAATGAACATCGGATTAATCGACGTTGACGGTCATAACTTTCCAAACTTCGCTCTTATGCGTGTCTCTGCATATCACAAGGCGAAAGGCGATCAAGTAGAATGGGCTACTCCTTTCAACAGATATGATAAAGTTCTAGCAAGCAAAGTGTTTACTTTCACTCCAGATTTCAACTATCTGACATTACAGTCTGATGTAATCGAAAAAGGTGGTACCGGGTATAATATTGCAAGCAGACTTCCTGAATCAGTGGAGAACAGTTCATTGATGGACTACTCCATTTATCCCCAATATCCTTTTTCCATACAGTTTTTTAGCAGGGGATGTATTAGGAAATGCCCGTTCTGCCTCGTACGTGAGAAAGAGGGATATATTCAGACTGTTGAGCCGGTGGAGTTGAACCCGAAAGGAAAGTGGATTGAAGTGTCAGATAACAACTTTTTTGCGAACCCGGAATGGAAAAATGCCGTAAGATATCTTTTGAAAACTGGACAACCTATAAAGTTACATGGCGTAGATGTTCGCATAATGGACGAAGAACAGGCTTTTTATCTGAATAAGTTGAAGATGAAACAAAATATTCACATTGCTTGGGATTTACCTCAAATAGATTTGACTGATCGGCTGAAAGAAATGATCAAGTATGTGAAACCTTATAAGATTACTTGCTATGTTTTGGTCGGTTTCAATTCTACCATTGAGCAGGATTTGTTTCGGCTTAACACATTGAAGAGTTTAGGTATTACTCCGTTTGTTCAACCCTACCGGGATTTCACGAATAAAAGAAAGCCTAAACAATATGAGTTAGACCTTGCAAGGTGGGCAAATAAAATGTGGCTGTTTAAGTCATTTGACTTTGTAGATTTTTCGCCTCGTAAGGGATTTAGATGCGATTATTATTTAAAACAATTAGAGTAAAACAATTTAGAAATGAGCAAATACAGTGAATACCATTACGCCTTTACCTCTACAGTCGCCAATCTGGGAGATAAATGTGGATATGGGTTTTAGAAAATAAAAATAATCAAATATAAACAAGAAGAAATGAGTGAAACTGAATGGAAAATGATTCCCGGTTACCCCAGATATGAGATGAATATCTCCACTCTCCAAGTAAGAGTAATAAAGAGTGGCAGGGTGTTGAGTACTCGTGGAGGAGCTGTGACAATTAGCCGCAATGCTAAGTATATTTGTTTAAGCCTTCCAAAACTTCTTTTTTTTGTAGACAGGAATATAGAGCCTTCCACTGATGCGGTAAAGGATGTTATAATGACAAATGAGAATGGTCGAATTGTTGTTTACGAAAAAAGTGAATATATGTCCCAGAAAATTCAAGAAGTATATGCCATTAAAAGAACTATTCCCGCCATTGAAGTATATACTAGAGCTAAGAAATATCTTGGTAAGGTTATAGATGCAATAGAGACAAATGATTATACCCTGATTCTTAATGAAATGTATAGTCATCTGCCTTTGCTAAAAAAAAGACTGGTAAAGAATGGGGTCGTACCTTATTCGGAAGTAGATGAACTATGTTATGCAGCCGTAGAACGTGTAATCGGTTATATAAAGCAAGGTACTATTGTATTTGAACCTTACAATTATTTGTATAGCACAGCTAAAGGAATGGCTTTTGACGCTCGTAAGGCAAAAAGAAAAACTGTCGAAATAATAAGAAAATTAGGATATGAAGAAAGAAGAGTTGTTTAATCTGTTTGGTATCGAAGATCTAAAGGATCTTCCTAGTGCTGTAATGAATCTGTTGGATGGGGATATTGATGCTAGAAACGAAGTTTACAAGGAGCTTATTCGAAAGAATAACGGAGATATGTCTTACGATTGGTTTCAAGAAATATATGAAACCGAATTGTCTGAACGCAAACAGAAAAAGCAGGATTTCACTCCGAATATTTTAGGAGTTCTTTGTTCAAATATTACAAGTCAATCCGGTTCTATCCATGAGCCCACGGCTGGGAATGGTTCTATGATAATATCCGACTGGTGGGAGCGTTGCAGAAAAAAGATACCATGGGAACATTTTCCATCACAGAATATGATAACATGTTGGGAGTTGTCTGCACGTTCGATACCCATTCTTTTACTTAACTTGTCAATTCGTGGTATGATGGGGTATGTTTATCATGGTGATGTTTTGACTAAGGAAGTAAAACAAAAGTATATTCTTCTCAATCGGAAAGATGATACTCTTGCTTTTTCGGAGATAATTAAAGCTAATGCTAATGACGAAATAATACAAAAAAATGAAATTGACTGATGTTTATGCCGAATGGTTGCCTATCAAGAAACGACAGGTTAAAGAATCTACACTATCCTGTTATCAATTGATATTTATCAATGTAATAAAGCCTAAATTCGGTAATGAAGATGTAGAAACATTGAATAAGAAGGTAGTGATGTCGTTCATTTATGAACTTCTTGATTCAGGTAGCAAATCAAAAAAATATTGTTCTGATATACTTATTGTCTTGAAGATGCTTATCCGTTTTGCATCCGACGAACTGGATATTATTGTTCCGGACACGTCTTGGAAAATAGTCTGGCCTACTAAAAATAAAATAGCTGCACCTAAATTAGAAAGATATACACCGGATGAATACAAGAAAATAGTGGACTATGTAATATCCAATCCTTCTCCTCGCAATCTCGGAGTGCTTCTTACCATTTGTACCGGGATGAGGATAGGTGAGGTTTGTGCACTTCAATGGAAAGATATTGATTTGGATAATAAGACGATCCATGTAAACAAAACAATGGAGCGTATATACATTCCTGACAATATCGGTACTGCAAGGAAAAAGACTAAGGTAGAGATTGGATCTCCGAAAACAACGTCTTCGGATAGATATATACCTATCCTTAAAGATATTCTTCCTGTAGTCAAAAGGTTCTCCGCTGTCTGCAATCCTGATTACTATGTATGTACTTGTGACGAAAAGTTTATCGAACCTAGAAGCTTGCGTGTATATTACCAAACTTTTATTTTAGATAAAGTTAAATTGGATCATTGTATTAAGTTTCATGGTCTCCGGCACACCTTCGCCAGCACACTTATTGAGAATAAGGTTGATATCAAGACTGTTTCTACGATTTTGGGACATTCGGATATAAGCACTACTCTTAATGTATATGTTCACCCGTCTGATGAAGCCAAGAGGGATGCCGTGAACGTAGGGTTAAAAAGAATTTTCAGATAATCCTTCCGCATTATCGTATGGGATTATCAGGAGAAATAAAATATTAGAGGAACTTAAAACAAATAAAGTATGGATATAGATAAATTTATTAATAGTACTATCAAAAGCTATGATGAATATCGAAAGAATTGTGACATTATAGCTAAGGAGGCGCAAAGATATATCGACTTTGATAAATTCGTTTCTTGCGAATATATCAATGGCGTAGGACTTAGTATATTGGTAACATTACCTGAAACAGATGATTATACTATTCCCGAATGTGTATGTCCTGTAGTAGGGTTCTTTGAATATGCCAAAGGTAAGGACAAACTATCAGTGGATGACATTAAAAAACTATCATTATGAAACAGACATTAAAAGAAGCAGCAAGAGAAAATATTCTGTTTAATCACAGAACAGCTGATCGCACTTTATCAGGTAAGAACTTGGCACAATTTGGGGAGATTAATTTCATTCAAGGTGCTGAATGGCATGCAAAGCAATCCCCTTGGATAAGTGTGGAAGATAGGTTGCCGGAAGCTAATACTATGGTTCTAACTAAAGGAGCTTATGGATTCCTTATTTGTTACCTTTCAACTTTGGGCGAATGGGAGACGGGAGCAAACGTGAATGAAGAAAGATTAGGTATAACCCATTGGATGTCCATCCCGTCTTTCGATGAAATACTGGAAGCCAACAGAGATGTACTAGAACGGATTAAGGAGAAAGGAGATTGATTATGACAGCAAAAGAATTAAGTAAGTTAATCACTACTGGCAGAAAACTGAAAAAGTTTATTAAAGAAACTCTCCCTAAAATCAGAGAAGAGTTTCAAAGCCATAGCAATAGTGGAATAGATAAGCATACAGATGGATTTGGCAGAAGGGAGAGTATTCAGAGTATGAATATAAGTAATCTTTGTTATTCTTCTTTTTCTGGCAGTTATGGAAGTGGAGACACATATTCGGATATAGCAAATATGGATACTGATTTGATGCAGGAATACTTTATCAAATATCTGAATAGGCATAAGGATGAAATAATGGGGGGAGTAGCAGATTTAATGATAAATGATGCAAAATCAGGTCAAGAAGATGCTATTAAGGAAATAGACGAGTATAAAAAATCACTGCTAAAACTATTGGAGGAATAAAGAAAGGAGACTAATATGTATGTAGCAAGAGACAAAGACGGTGATTTGTATCTTTATAAAAAACAACCCGTGAAGTATTCGGAAAGTTGGCAATTATGTAGTGACAATCCCCATGATTTCTATAAGCTAGACTCTTCTTTATTTCCCGAAGTAAAATGGGAAGATGAAGAGCCGACAGAAGTTGAATTGGTAAAGAAGTAGAACCAAATAACAAGATCAGATATGAAGAAAGAAGAAATTATAGAAATGGCGAAGAAACATTCAAAAAACGTTATGTTTCAAGAGAACTACATGGCAGGTTTTCAAGCTGCTTGCAATATTATAAGACAGAAACTTGAAACTTGCTATAACGAAGATTTTTGCGATGCGATGGAAGAACTTGCGCAGGTCGCATATATGGATTTATTTTTCGACGATTAACGTAAAACAATTTAGAAAGGAATTAATATGGAAGGAGATTTATATGCAGTATGCGAACTAACGCCTGAACAACAAAGAGCTTTTAATAGACTAAAAAAGGCGTATAAAGACTGTGAAAAGGCAGGAATTTACTTTGCTAATAATTACGGTGATTTGATGGCTTTTAATAAAAAACTTGTGGCGGGATATGGAGATATGATGATGCATGCCGATGGAGAATATGAGGTAGTACTTGATAATGGTTGTCCGGCTGAATCTATGCGAATTGCTAATGAATGGGCTGATGATACTCATGTATTAGGTTTAACTAAAAAAGGCATGAAATTATATTTGCAGGAAGAAGATTAATTCAATAAAAGATAGATATGAGCATAAAGATAAGTAAAGAGGCGTATGAGAAACTAATCAAGGAAGATTTGGACTTTCTCAATGAGCATTGTCCAGATAGTCTAGAATTAGACCACATTAAAGTAATTATTTGTAGTTCTATCGACTGGTATTATCCGAAAAAGGATAAAAACATGTCCCTTAAAGATAAAACAAAGGTTTACAATTTATGCCATGAGTGCGATGTAGACGTGCTGAATCCGTTCTATTAACTGTATATAATATAGAAATGAATAATTGTACCTTATGTTTGCATGGAGAACTTGCTTTAGATAGCGGAGGTTTAGCTGTAATATATTGTCGATTGCGTAAAAACAACTATCCTATATCGTTCTTCTGTAATCGGTTTAAAAAAATAAAAGATGCAGACTAAAAGCCAGCATCTTTATCAGAGTTAAATATTACTTTCCTAGGGTTCTATTTATGTAGTACTCTACGGCAAAGATAAAGATTAATTTTCAATAATACAAATAAATACTAATTATGCCAACAATACTAAGAGAAACGTACCCAACAGCCAAGAAAGAGCATATATGTGAATTTTGTGCTTGCAAGATACAGCCGGGACAAAAGTATGTCCGTCAGACAAATGTTTATGATGGGACTGTGTATGATTTCGTCACACATCAAGAATGTAAAGAAGTAGCCCATGAATTGAGAATGTACGATGATTGTGATGATAGTGGGCTATATGGAGAATCTTTTCGTGAAGAATTGAATTCATACGTATATGCCAATCATTATGACGAACACACCGATGATGTTTATACTAGTTGGCAGTTGAATCACTATGAGATGGCGAAGAAAGTTTTGGAAGAACTTAGAAATGAACGGAAATGAAAAAAATAGCTATTGCTAACTGCGAAGAACTAGAACCATCCACTCTTTCTGCTTTAAGGGAAAGATGTACCGAATTGGGATATGAATTAGTTGAGGAAGAAAACCTCAAAGTTGAACTTCTCGAAGAGAAGGTTTACACTATTATGCAGCCACTACCTTTGCCGGATATAACAATGTTGGATAGTCCAGTAAGTAATTGCAAAAAACGTTCTTACCATGAAGGTGATAATATTCATTACAACAAATGTATTATTAAGCGTAGAAAGAAAAACAAGAATAAGAAAACACATAGAAGGAGGAAATAAATGAAGAAGGTAACAAATATCACTACTGTTTTCAGGTGTCTTAAGCCATATCGAAATTGGTATAATATTATGAGCCAAGACGGTTTCTATGATATGAACATTATAATTGTCGGCAAATTAGAGCTATTAAAGCTAATTATAGCTTTGATAAAACTATTTATTTTCAACAAAAGTACTACTATAAAAAGATATAGAAAGGAGGAATAATAATGAAGAAAATTATGTTCAATGATAAATTCGGCTTAACCCAAGCTGTATTGGAAGGTCGGAAGACTATGACGAGAAGAATAATCAAATGTCCAAGAACTTTTAGGGGAGAATGGGTCGCAGGATTCAATATACACAGACGCCATTCTGACAAAAAGATTGTTGATTGGCCTTGTATGTACGATGCAGATGAAAGGGAGTTTGATATGGGCGAGATATTGCCGAAATATGAACTTGGCGAAGTTGTTGCCATTGCGCAAAGCTACAAGGATTCAGGGTATGATTCAGACTCACTAGACAGACACCCGAAAGATTTAAGTATTCGAGGTCTTATGAAGGATTCCGCGGGATGGAATAACAAAATGTTCGTTAAGTCGTATGCTTGTAAACATCACATAAAGATAACCAATGTAAAAATAGAGCGTTTGCAGGATATATCCGATGAAGATTGCTTGAAAGAGGGGGTTATTCATGCGTATACTGATAATAATGGAATAAAGATATATCATACCCCTCATACAAAAAGAGGATATTTGTCAACAGATGTAGCTCAACAAGCTTTTTCGTTCTTGATAGACAAAGTTTCCGGCAAAGGCGCATGGGAAAGTAATCCGTTTGTATTTGCTTACGAGTTTGTGTTATTTGACTAAGGGAGGAATAGCAATGCCAATAAGCAAAGTTATGAACCAAGCAGACAGCAACCTACTGGCGGAATGTATGAAGGAAGCCATGAAAGTGGAATTCCTGAACACCAGCGAAGAGATAAAGTTATGGGCTTATTCCCTATATAATGCGAAAATATGGGGGAAGAGTGTAAAGTAAAAGAGCGTCACCCGAACCACCAGATAGACGCCCTTCCCTAATTCATAGTACAAATATACTATTTACTTTTAAATAATCGTACTATGTTTTCAGAAATATCAGAGTTAAAATCTATCAGAGAGCAGAAATCCAGATTGTCAGAAAGAGAGTCTGAATTATCTGCTCCTATTATGTCGGACCTGGATTATATTCCATCCATATATAAATGGTTTTGCGAAATACAGGATTTTAGGGATTGCCCGGGAAATAAGGATAGCGTTCATATCAGAAAGAAGTTTATATTTATTATTCTTTTCCTTTATGCTCCCAGTGTATTGGCCGGTGGAAGAATGCCAAAAGGACTTCGGGATAAGATTGCCGAATCGGTAAATATCAGCGATAAAACATTTATTTCCCACAATATCGAAACTGTGGTTGTTCTCTACAATAATTATAAGGACTTTCGGAAGGATATAGAGTATATTTACACTGGAATTGTATCTCGGTTGAAAGACAATGGTATGATAAGGATAGATATACGATAGCTATGGGTTTATCAATAAAACAGGAAAAATTTTGCAATTACTATATTGAGTGCGGAAATGCGTCCGAGGCTTATAGGCGTGCATATTCTTGCTCAAATATGAAAGAAAAACAAATTTGGGAAGAATCATCTAAACTATTAAATAACCCAAAGGTTTCCCAAAGGATAAAAGAGCTTCAAGAAGAACAAAAAAAAAAGTCTGATATAACCAAAGAAAAGATACTAGAGGAATTATCTAATATCGCTTTTTCTTCTATAGCAAATATGCATAATAGTTGGGTAGAAAGAACCGAATTTGAAAACCTTACTCCTAGACAGAAGTCTGCAATAAAAAGTATATCAACTAAGATTCTAAAAAAGAACATTGGGACAAATGATGATCCAGAAATTGTAGATGTTGAATATGTAAAGATTGAACTTCATGATAAGCTAAAAGCTATTGAACGCATTTGTAAGATGTTTGGTTGGGATGCTCCAGAAAAGATGGATGTAACTTCTAACGGATCATCCATAGCACCTCCGGCTAACGTTAATGTCAATGTGGTTTATAATAAGAAAGAGGATTTAGAACTTCAGGATAAACAAATTAATTTGAATAATAGTGGAAGCTGCTAATTTAAATATAAGTTGTACTCCTGTTTTTCACCGGGCGATGGTTGCTTTAAATAGCAATAGGTTTAACGTATATGTGTTTGAAGGAGGATCACGATCCTCAAAAACATATTCGCTGATACAATTTTTTATTGTTTATGCAATTAGTAACTGGCAGCGACCAAATCGTATTGTAATAGCAAGAAAGAAGAGTACTTGGTTATCTTCTACTGTATGGACAGATTTTAAAAATATACTTCTTGAGATTGGCTTGTATAATGTATGTAGGATAAACAACACCCTAAAGACTATTCAGATGTATTCTACTTCATTTGAATTTGTTGGGCTTGACGATGTACAAAGATTGCATGGATTGACTACTGATATTTTTTGGATAAATGAGGCGATGGAAGCTTCTAAAGATGATTTTGACCAATTAGAACAGAGATGTGCACGTTTCTCTGTTCTTGATTACAATCCTTCCGCAGAAGAGCATTGGATTTATGAAAATGTGTGTCCTCGTGAAGATTGCTTCTTCGATCATTCTACTATGCTCGATAACCCATTTATACCAGCTAATATGAGACGAAAGATTGAATCTTATGAACCAACAGAGTATAATTACTCACAGGGTACTGCAGATAAGCGTAAATGGTTGATATATGGCTTGGGGAAAAGAGCTAAAATTGAAGGACTTATTTTTGAGAACTATACTGTTATAAAAGAAATTCCTATCTGGGTTAAGAGAAGGTGGTATGGTCTTGATTTTGGCTACACAAATGACCCCACAGCTTGTTCTGAAAACGGCTTTTTAGATAATGCTATATACATTGATGAGAAGTTTTATAGAACCAATATGCTTTCTTCTGACATAATCAAGGAGTTTAAGCGGATGCCTAAGCTCAATATATGGTCAGAGAGTGCCGATCCTCGCCTTATCGCTGAAATATATAATGCAGGATTTAATATAAGACCGGTAAATAAATATCATGGATCTGTGGAGGCAGGCATAGATTTTATGAAATCGAAGAAAATATATATAACAGAGGGGTCTATAAATGCTAAAAAAGAACTTGACAACTATACATATCAACAAGATAAAAATGGGAAATGGCTGAATATTCCAGTAGATGATTTTAATCATATAATTGATGAGGTTAGATATTGTTGCATGATGGAGTTGATGGGAAGAAAATCTATATCAAAAGGGTTGGAAGCATTTAATCATTAAAAATATAACATTATGACATTAGAGGATATTTTAGCATTAGAAGATGTAGATCAGAAGATCGAATATTTGAAGAAAGGGCGTAAAACGGAGGAACCCAATACCGGTGAAAACTGGAAGGATTGGAATGCTGATTTGCATGAAATCATTGTGGATAAAGAAAAATACCCAGATATTGAAGTTGTTGAAGAGAAGGAAAGGGAAGAATGGAATGATAGTACCGGTAAAAGCACTACTATCCCAGCTAAAAAACGTACAGAGCCGTGTAACCGTATATCTATCCCGCTGGAGCAAGATATAACCAATATTCAAACAGCGTTTACAGTAGGGGTTGAGCCTAAGATGGATTGCGCTCCGTCAAATGAGGATGAAAAAGGGCTATTTTATGCTATCCAACAAGTACTGAAGAAGAATAAAATAAAGTACCAGAATAAACGTATAGTTCGTTCTTGGCTTTCTGAACAGGAATGTGCCGAATACTGGTATGCAGTCAAAGATGATTCGTTCTGGACTAAATTCTGGAATAAAATACAGAAGGCTTTCGGGGGAAGTGTAAGACCGCAAAATAAGCTCCGCAGCGTAATATGGTCGCCATTCAGGGGAGATAAACTTTACCCTTTCTTTGATGACGCCGGAGATTTGGTCGCCTTCTCACGTGAATATAAAAAGAAAGATCTGGACGATGCAGAAATAGTATGCTTTCAAACTGTTACCGCTACCCATGTTTACCAGTGGGAAAATACGAATGGATGGGAAGCGGTAGAGGAGAAGTCTTTCAGGCACGGGTTTAAAAAACTTCCTGTCTTATATGGTTATCGCCCGGAGACTTATTGCCATAATATAAAGACTATACGTGTACGCATAGAGAAGATATTATCAAGTTATGCCGATTGTATAGATTATCACTTCTTCCCTTATTTAATGCTTTTTGGAGACGTATCAGGCTTTACAGGGAAGAAACGCAACAGGATCATACAATTGACCGGAGATAAGGCGAACGCTCAATATCTGACATGGAATCAGGTTCCTGATACTGTTAAATTGGAACTAGAAGGGCTTACTAACAGGGCGTACGATCTGACGAATACTCCACGTATATCACCGCAAGAGTTGAAAGGCCTTGGAAATGCCATTTCGGGAAAAGCGTTCAGGTATATTTTTATGGGTGCGCACATGGCGGTATCTAATCATGCGGAAGTAATTGGGGAGTTCTTTCAACGGAGGGTAAACTTCTTGGTATCAGCTTTGGCGGATATTAACCCATCCGAATTTGACAAGGCGTCCCATACTATTGATATTGATGTGGATTTGGTTCCATATATGATTGATGATATTGACGAACGGGTAAAAACGGCAGTTAGTGCAATAGATGGTAAAGTGTGGTCCCGGAGAGAGGGAATTTTGTTTGCCGGTAATGCCGAAAGGGTGGATGAAGTCCTGAAAGAGATTGAGGAGGAAGAAAAGAAGGAAACTTCTGAATCAGTCAAAAAGGACAATGTTTAGGGTGCATGGTTAGAAAAGTTACGGGGATTATACAAAAATCATAGGAAAAATAGAACAAAATAGTAAATCGTTGCAATCTTTTTAATGTATAGTTCGATTTTAGCTCAAAAGACAAATAAACCACAATTCGCTTATTGTGGTTTTCCGGAAATGAAAATTTTAGGCTTATAATTGGATATGAAATAAATTTGTGCATGGAAAATAATACGGCTATCCTCACGGCTGAAAGATATAACGCCATCGGTGAGAAGTGAGGAGCTTGCCTTTGGCGCTTTTTTATATGCCAGGCGTGACAGGTTCAGCAAGTCGGTAAGGCGTGGGAGGTTCGAATCCTCGCTTGCTACAAAATCGGACAAATTAAAATCCCCAAAAGCGGAAGTGTCCGAGCCGCTGATGGGGATAGTATTAACTTTATGTTGCAAATATAATGATTATGGACCAATTAACAAAATCAAGTACAAGTGAAGAAATCAAAGAGTATTTCAATGCTATTTTAGCTTTGAAAGAGAAAAATGAACTTTATCCAGTAAATATTGACGATGTATGGCCGCTTGTCTATTCAGAGAGAGGGAAAGCTACACGAGCGTTAAAAGCTAACTTCATTGAAAATGAGGATTATATACTTTTTGCCCAAAATGGCAAAAACCTCAATGGACGTCCTAAAGATGATTATAAGCTTTCTTTGTCTTGTTTCGAATACTTTATTGCTCGGAAGGTTCGGCCTGTATTTGAGGTATATAGGCAAGTCTTTCATAAAGTAGCCGAACAGAGGCCATTATCCCAACTTGAAATACTGGTCCAGTCCGCACAAGCTTTGCTTGAACAAAGCAAACGGATTGAAAACGTAGAAAAGAGACTGGATGCAATGGAACAGGAGAGAGAAGAAAACGGGAAATTATTGTTGGCGGTTGCTGTTTCATCGGAAAAGGTTCCGGAAATTTCTCTTCGTGATAAGATCCGCCAACTGGTGAACAAATATGCTTCGGCAACCAACACTAGACAACAGGACGTTTGGCACAAGGTTTATGAGCAATTATATTACCTCTATCACATTTCTATTAGTAACTATAAGAAGAAGTTCAAGGGAGAAACAAAACTTGAAATAGCGGAAAGAAATAATATCTTAGATAAGGTTTACGCCATTATCTCAAATATGGTCCGGGAGCGAAACGTTGCATGAGAGACTATACATAAAGAAAGGGCAGCCCTGAAGCTACCCTTTCCCCACCTCCTTAACAGAGATGTAGCCCGATTTGGTCGCCGGAAACGCTACTTGTACTTTTCAATTAAGCATATTGGATATTCTGATTAACTTCTTTACAAACTCTTCCTCTTCCTCGAATCCGGAACGGGCAAAGTCCCGGAAAGCTCTGATAACCTTCATGCACGCAACGCCCTCAATAGGCTTATAGTCACATTCAAAAGTACTCATTCGGGGAATCTCAATCAAAGAGAATCTATACCGTTGCTTCTTGCTGGACTTGAATCCGTTCGGGTAATATTTATCTTCCAGTCTCCTTATTCCTTCTACGAACAATTCTTTTGCGTATTCCTTGCTGTTTTCCGTGTAACGGGAATATTCCCTTACGAACGGGATTATCTTCGAAATAAAAACCGGAAATGTGGCTTCCTCGAATGGCATATAGCTCTGTACTTCGTTATATATCTTGTTTATCTGTCTACTTTGCTTCAGTGTGAAATAATTCTGTTTCATAATTTCTTTTCTTTTTTTTGATGCTAAACTTTTTGATATAGTTGTGGCTGTCCGGCATTGAAACGGACTGCGATAAATGTGTGAATTAGGGAAGGGATGGGTATTATACTATCCTAACTAACTTCCCATCGGAAATTTTTCCGCCAAATAGGTGGTTCAGATAAGCCAATCCCTTTTGGGTAACTAGCACTTTGGTTACGACAAATCCCGGATGGTTGTTGCGCTCGATGAACTTCTCCTTCATCTCGAAGTAGCCGGCATCAATATACCGCTGTTTGGGCTCGTTTCGGTTGGCGAAGAATACGCCCGCTTTCCTTAGCTTATCGAATAGGGTATTTCGCCCGAATCCTAGCTTTAGGATCTTGGCGGACATTCCTATGTCTACCTTATCGTCGGTGGCGAAGGCTGCGTCGGCAAAGGCTGCCTTTGGTTGGAGTTTGGCGTTTTGCTGTTCCAGTTGTTGCTTCTCCGCTTTGGCTTGCTCTAGGCGTCTGTTTAGTACTTGCATGGCGTAGGCTATCGCTTCATCGTCATTAGAGACGGTTGTTACTCCGGTCTTTAGGAGTTCTTTGATACGCTTATTACACCATATAGCAAAAGCAGGAGATAACCAACGTGCAAATTCCAATGCTGCATCTTCATGCATCCAGGTGCCTTGCTCACTTTTACCACCCTTAACTGTTTGAATTAGTGTCGATATGGGAATCTGCATATCGGTTGCAAGAGCTTCTGTAAATTCCGTTGTTGTTTTAAGACGAAGCCAATCGCCAACTAATTTACCAAATGGTTTTGCCATTTGCGTAGCATTTACCATCACATTTTCGCCACTCATAAAAGAAATTTGACTACCTTTGTAGTCGTAAACTACTGGATTGTTCATATAATTAAGTTGTTTATGGTGAGCAGGTGCTACGAACGCCTGCTCACATTGTTAATTAATCTCCTACGTAATGAGCGCCGTATCTTCCTGTACTAGCTGTATAGTAAGCCGATGCCGGTATGCTCTTATTATTGTACCCCTTATCCATTGTAGCCTTAGCAGTGTTGCTCATAGCTTCATGTCTTTCCGCCAAGAACTGATCCGTTCTAGCCTTCACCGCTTCCGGTGAGCAGTATTCTTGCAATTTCGCAAGGCTCCAAGCTGATTTCAGACATTCGGAGAACGTTCTTTCGTTGCCGGCACGTTTGTAAGAGCGCCAAGCGGATTTCATTATTTGGGATAAGTTGTAGCGTTTCATTGTATTTATATACTTTAAATGTTTATTTCTGGTGCAAATATACATATTAAGTTTATTTTGATATTCATTATTTGGTTAAATAAAGTGAAATGGTAAACTTTTAATGTTTATGGTTGATGAAAATAAACATATAGGGTTATATTTGCACAGAAAAACCGATAAACATTTAAAGTATATGGAAATAAGATTAAAAGAGTTATGTCAATTAAAGGGGACTACTCAAAAAGAATTAGCTGCTAAATTGGAAGTAACAGAAATGACATTGAGTAGGGCTTCAAAAGGGAATACATCTATTCAATTGCTTGAAAGAATCTCTGAAGAGTTAAATGTTGAGATATGGGAACTATTTACAGAAGCTAGAGATAGTCGAGATTTTATGGCAATAGTTAAGGACGGGAAAAGCTATTATAACGCTACAACTTTAGCCGAATTAGAAAAAATTGTGGCTGAAATCAAAGAAAAGTAAAAGAATATTTGCTTTTTTGTGTGTTTGTGTGTTAATTTGGTGCATTGTATAACTAACTAAAAACACGCAGGTATGAAAAAAATATTATCTTTTCTTCTTGTTTCCTTGCTACTATTTGGCTGTCAATCACGTGAAGAGAAAGCACAAGAGCTTATAAAACAAGACATGTTCAAAACTCTATATGATTTTGCAAGTTATGAACCTATTGAGACAAAAATAGATAGTGCATTTACTTCCATATACACTGATACGTTAGCCTTATTATATGCAAATGGAATAAATGAAATGTTTGAAGAACTCGAAGATAAAAGAGTAGAATATGAAAGCGCTAGAAGTGCTATGGAAATATGGGCTGATAGCTATTCTTCGCTTGGAATTTATAAATTTAATGAGGCTAAACGAAAGGTTGATGAGTATATTGAAAAGATGGATGATGTATTAAAGGAGGCAAACGATGTATATGTGAAAATAAAAGAAAGAAAACAGAAAATAGGGCGTTCTTTTATTGGATGGGAAGCAAAACATAAATTTAGATGTAAAACTAAAGGTGGTAATTTTGATTTAGGCAACTATTTGTATGTTTTTGATAAGGATGTCAATCAAATACTATATAGTAAAGATATGGACAGCAAAGATTACTTGCAATTAGTTGGAATAATAAAAGAGGCTATTCAATCTAATAAAAAAAATATAGATTCGGCTAAAACAAGGAAAAATACAAATAAAGATACATCTGCAATAAGTACAGCTGATAGTCTAGCGAATGCATTAAAAGGAGAGTATTAAGTTTTATTTATAACAATATGGAATACGAGAATTTATTGTCTTCTTTAATTGATAGCAAAAATAAAGAACTTTGGGACTTTTGTAGCTCAAATGCGGTAATAGATTTAGAGTTAAGCGAAAAAAATGAATATGGTACGTTTTCTCAATCGGGAAAGCATATTATATCTGTCGACCCACTTAACTTAGATCCTGCAACTTTCGCCCATGAGCTTTTGCATGTATATTTGGATATAAAGGGGGTATATGTAGGTGGAGCGTTATCTCTTTGGGTGGATGCATCACATATAAACAATATATTTACACCGCCTTTGGTAGACCATGTGTCTAATTGTTTAAACCACATAAAAATGCTTCCTTTGTATTTGGATATGGGATATGACATTAAACGCTTTATTACAGATTATAATGTTAGTAAATTCTCGAAAAGAGAGATGAATATCTTAAGAGATAATTTAAAAATATCCAAAGGGGTATATCAAGCGGGAGGAGTTGATTGTTATATTGGTAAATACTTCGCAATGAAAGCTTGTCCCAATAAAGTATTTGATTATTCTAAGGGGTATATTTTGTTAAAGTCACTAGATCCTGCTTTGTATAATATCTTGGAACAAACTATAGCAGAATGGAATGACTATGATTATAATCAGAATGATATCTTAGCCAAAAGTTATAGAGATGTAGTTTATACTCTTGTGGATGGTCTAAAAGAATGGTCTTTAGGAAAAACTATAATTTGAAACCAAATAACACAATAGAATCATGAAAAAAGAAAACATTCAAAATGGAATTGCCATTCAGTCTGGCAAAACCACAGACAGCATGGAAAAACTGACAAAATTATGTGAGCAAGAAGCTGAAAAGATGTTGTCAACTATCGAAATTCCTGAAAACGAAATTGTTTCCGTTCCTTTTTGGGTTCAAGAGCCCGGATTCCCCGAACTTATCTGCGTGGGAAAATTCAAAAGGGATGAAAGCGGAAAGGTTATCTACGAATTAGATTTTTCGGAGTCAACATTGTAACTCATTCCCGCCCTTCGCAAGAGGGCAAAAGAAAAGCGGAGGTTACTCCGCTTCTATATATAATTTACACACCACTCTTAATTTTGCTTTCCTTCAAGATTTGCAAGATTGATTGTTGGCAATATGATCGGCCTAATTCCTGATAAAGAAGTTAGAGTAGAAATATACGCTCTTACGTAAGGGAATAATATAGCTGGAGCATTTATATTAAAAAATATAGATTTTGTCCTATCATCTATGTCTGAATCAAATTCAAATAATCCAATAAGATTTGCATATACTTGAAGATTTTGTTCTTTATCTGCAATTTTTACACCGAATTCTAATCTATACAGATTTTCGTCTTCATTAGACATACTTTTTCTTTCAAGCTCAATAGATATGTCTTCTGAAATTGGCATAGAAGGATTAAATTCTATATTAGCCTTATTTATTTTATATTCTTTTAGTCGGAATTTAGCTACTTTTTCTGTCATAATTTAAGCTGCAAGATTAAAATATTCAATTGTATTGGTATAATTATTTTCAGTAATTGTATAATTGAAAGATTGATATATCCCGTCAAAATCAGGAATAACACATGAACTTTCACAAGAAGTATACCCTGAAATGGATATTGGGGCTATTTTTTCAAATAATATATTATCCATATTATTTGTGTCGCTAATTTCACAAATTAAAATATCCTCATGAGGAAACATTGTACGAAAATTATTCCACAACTCATACTCCATCTCCATATATTTTTCATCCCCTCTTCTTATTTCTTCTGGAGAAATTTCTATAATATGGAAATTAGTAATCTCATCATAAGCATATCTTATGTTAATTTGAGATATTTCATTAGCGATTCTAACCAAACTTTCAGTAATAAAATCTTTAGCATTCATAATATTCCATATTTTTCAGTGAGTAATTTGTTCAATTTTTCAGCGCTATCTTTGGCTCTAACAACATCTCTGTCTGTTATTTCCTCGTTAGAATAATCTGCTCTCTTTCTTAACATTTTTAATATGCCATAATAAGTATTATAGTCAATTCCATAAAATCTATTCTTTTTGGATAACTTCTCACTTATATGACTAGAAATATAAAAATGAGAATCTACAGATTTAGTTTCCCTATCTTGAATATCGTAACTAAGCCCTTCATAATGAGCTAACACGTATTTAGACAATTGGAAACAAGAGTAATATAAACAATGAATTGATGATGCAAGCTTTCCATTATCTACTAACAAATTAGCAGCAATAATGTTTTCTTCAGACTTTGCTTTTACAATAGGCATTTTGCAATTGTGTTATATTAATTGGTGATTTTAAATCATATACTATACACCAAACATTGTTTATTTATTGGGGGAAATAAAAAAAACTTCTCTTTCTAAATGGGATATCTTCTTATCCCTTAGCTGATTCGTAAGCATGAGAAGTGATTTAGAAGGATTTTCTATCATCAGTGTGTGTTGCGTGTACAATAATGGCTTCATGTTTATCTCCTTTCATAGAAATAATTAATTGTAAGACAATCTATATTTCTAGTAAGTGTTATTGCTATATAATTATGTGTTTAGTACATATCGACGTGCAAATATACAACAACAACATCAAACACCCAACAAACGATCACTAAATTGAGCATTTTCAATGGTTATTTAACCATCACTAACCTCACAATGTTAATTATTAACAGTTTCAGCATCACCTTCTCTCTCACCAATAGCACTAACTTCATTACCTTGTATTCTCTGTCTATTAGAACGGCTAATATCACAAAGAAGAGCATTTATTTATGCCTTAAAACAACTAATTTCCCACAATTGGGCAATTGTGGTTTATCCCTCATGTAATTATTTTATAGCTTTCTTCTTTGAGTGTAACTTTATGCTGTTGAAAATAAAAACTAATTCATACAGTATGAAAGAAAAAATCTTAGTAGCACTAAAAACGAAGTATAAAACCTTTGGGTTTGGTGATAAAGCGTTTGACGGGGTGGCTGACTACTTGTCTAAAACCGTAACTGAAGAAAGTCAAATAGAAACTGCTATTAGTGGGGTCGAAGGACTTCTGAAGGCTTTTCAAGGAGACATTGATACTGTTAGAAACGAAAAATCGGGTCTACAAAAACAATTGGACGAATTGAAAAATAAAATCGAGAATCCCAATCCTAACCCAAATCCGAAGCCGGAAGAAAAGAAAGATGATATAGCGACCATCATTGCGAACGCAGTGAGTGCAGCCTTTAAACCTCTTTCTGACAAGCTCACTCAACTTGAAACGGAGAAGGCGCAGGCCACTCGCCAAGAGCAAATCATGGGAAAAGCGAAGGAGTATGGTATTCCCGAAAGCCTTGTTCCTATGTTGAGCATTCCCGAAGATGCAAACTTGGATAACTATTTCAAGGATGCAAAGCAGACGTTTGCCAACGCAGGATTTCAAGATGTGAGAACTCCCGAATCGGGAAGCAATGAGCAGAACAATTCAAACGACATTGCCACCCTGATAAACAAGGGAACTGAAGAAATTAAAAACTCTAAACAGGATTAATTATGCCAGCAGGTTTTAAGTATGATTTAAGTCCGATTGAGAAGCAAATGCCGGAAATGTGCCGTTTTGAAACGGTTTATATATATTCCGGTGGCTTCAATCTGGATATTTCGAATTTGACAGGGGTTGCGCAGATCCCGCCTCTTACCCCTTTGGTTCTTGATTTTGTGAAACGAACGGCAAAAGCTGTTTTGAATGTTGAAGTAGCCGAGAAGATCACTGCCGGTTCTACTTCGTTGAAGATCAAGAAAAATTCTCTTGCGTACGTCGGTATGCATATTGGTAATGGTACAAATGGCGGTACAATTGAAGCTATCGACAAAAGTAATGCGGAATATGATACCGTTACTCTGGCCGCTTCACCAACGCTTGCCGCAGAAAAGGATGCGGTATTGTTTGAAGCTACTGCCGCAGCCGGTAAAACGGCAAAAGCGACAGCTACGGCTTTGAATTATGCATGGACTAAAGTAGAAGCGGGTGCAACTGTTACCGCTATAGGCCAAGCGTACGAGATCAGACCGACAAGACTCATTGTTCCTATCTCCGATAAGGATAAGGAGACTTTGGGTGACAGATTCATGTTCACTTATTAAAGAAAGGAGGAACTATGTATTTGACTATTCAAACATTACTGAATGATCCGGGAGTGGTGAAAGCGGTTATCGACCGTGTGCAGGCTCTAAGACTGGATCAAATTTTTTGGAAAAAGCACCTCGATTTTGAGGAAACGAAATCCCGTGTGTTCAAAACATATTTGGGGACAGTAACGGGTGTTGTTGCCGGTTCTGTAATTGACCGTAACTCTAACAAGCCGTTAAGAGAGCGTAAATCTTTGGGTTCCGGATATGGCGAAGTTGCCTATATGGGGGATAGATACCAGATGGACAACGATAGACTCGACATGCTTCAAGAACTAATCAATAAGTTCAATCAGGCGAAGACACCAGATCAACGGGCCGCACTGGACGACATTATCAACTACATTGTAGATGATATGCGTCAGGTATTGCTTGCTCCACACAAACGTATGGATATTGTGGATGGTGATCTTCGTTCTGATGGTAAGGCATCCGTAAAAGTAGACGATAATCCGCAAGGAATTGAATTGCTTGAAATGGAACTTCCGGTTCATCGTATCACTCCACAAGTTGCAGACAAACTGAACTTTGTTCGTTATCTTATGGAGAAAACCGTTGAATTACGTACTAAGTTCGGCATGTTCGTTTCTATGGAAATGTCCCGAAAGACTTTTATCAATAGCATTATTGGATCAAAGGACTTCGGGGAATTTTACAAACAAAGCTTTGATTCTAAAGAAGTCCAACTGTCTGCCGGACTTATGTCTAGTGAGATGGCGACCACTATCTTTAGAGGATTGGGCTTGCCGCCTATCGTAATCAACGAAGATTTGGTGGAATTGTCAGACGGCACTTTCAAACAGGTATTTAAAGACAACCGTATTTCTTTGTTTACTACTCCTAAACAGGGAAAGATGCGCTGGCATACTCCGTATGAAATAACCGATCCGGTTCCGGGAAAGACTTACACCCGTTCAGAAGGTGGTATGTATATTTCCAACATACGTACGGATGAAGGCCGCTTCATGGAATATGGAGCCGAATGGATTCCGGAATTTACATCTCCAAACAAGATTGTAATTTTTGACCTGGACACGATGAATGCGTAAGTATGATAATTAGTGACTACATAAAGCAAAAGTTTCAGTCCTTCGGCATATCATTGTCGGAGGCTGACTTGGTAGAGATTAATCTTTCTTCCGGGGTTGACCCTGACGGGGAAATGACTGAAGATAATTTGCAGTCTATCTCTGTTGCTATAGCAAGATTTATTCCCTCCTTATTGCTTAGAGCTACTTCTAAATCGGTATCAGAAAACGGTCATTCAAAGTCTCTTTCTTGGGATATTTCTGGTATAAAGTCCTATTATTCTTTTTTATGCAATAAGTATGGACTGAAGGACGAACTGAATACAGATAAACCTAAAGTAACATTTTGGTGATATGCTAGAAACTGCCCCACATAAATTACAAATACAGGTTATTACTCCAGAAGAGAACGACGAGTATAACCGACCAATACCGGGAACCGGTGGAGAGTCTTGGCAAGATGTAACAGATTGCTTCTGCCATGACAACTCCCAACAAAAGGAAGTTTCTGTCAATGGTGAACGTTGGGTGTATAATTACCATGTGGTTTATGAGGGTAAAAAGATTGTTTTAGGATCTCATATCAGGTGCTTGGATGCTGAAGGAAATACTGTAGGAGAGGGAGATGTGAAGAAGAATGCCGAATGCTATTCGGAGGAGTTTAAGGGTAGATGTGATATTTGGGTATGATTGTAACGACTGACATAGCGAATATTATTTTTAAAGATTGCAAGTCTTTTGGAATCTCTGAAATGCATCAACGGGGAAATATCCCGGAAGGTGAAGTAAAGACCGAGAGAATTGTAATCTACCCCAAAACTCAACAGCCGGATGCTTACTGGGAAAAAGGATATGTTGAAGTAAATCTTTGCGTTCCTGTAACAAAGACAGGTAAGGCAAATTTGATTCGCTTGAATGAACTTGAAAGGAAAGCAAGGGAAATGTTCAAAGATGGCATTGTCGGACAATATGACGGCTCCTGGTATCGTTACTCTTCTGAAAGTCTCGGAATAGAAGAAGACAAAGAATTATGTTGTTACTATGTAAATGTGAAATTATTATTTGAAACTCTAAACGTAAATTGAAAAGATATGAAACCGTTTATTGGAATTAAAAAGATTTGGTACGGTGATGTTATAACTGCCGCTGTCACTAAAACCTCTCTTAAGACATGGTTAGGAACTGCCACGGAAGTTGAGAACTCCCATCAAGATACTTGGGCGTATACAGAGGATGATCCGACCTATACCGACTACATTAATGAGTTGAATGGTAGCATTTACTATCGTGATGTTACTCAAAAAGGAGCTAAAACAATCGCTTTCACTATGGGAGTTTTCTCCTTTGATGACAAGGTTGAATTGGAAGGTGGTGAAAAGATTGATACTGATGCAGGATGGGCTTCTTCTGACACTCCGGGAATTGTAAATAAGGCAGTCGTAGGCCAGACAAAAACAGGCAACTACATTGTATTTACCAATGCTGCTGTTATCGCAAAAGGTAATGCGGTAGAAAAGAATATCGGTCTGGGTGTAACAGCGGTGGCTATGGAAAATCCTAATACTGGCGTTAAGAGCGACTATCTGTTCGATGGCGAAAAGGTGGACGCTACATGAACTGATGAAAAGGTAGCTCTTGCTTCTTCTGAATCGCCTTCTATAAATAGTTATTCAGCCAGATCAAGGCGGGTGAACGCTGGGAGTACTGTAAACTATGGCTCTTCAGGAGAAGATGGAACGCAGCCGTCAGAGACATTATCTATATTGTAAAGTGGTGAGGGGTGAGGATTTGTGTTTCTCGCCCCTTTTTAATAAATATCATTATGAATAAAGCAGCTATACTTGTATCTGAAGCTATCACAGGAAAAGATTTCATTCCTATAATTGTAAATGGGAAAATGTACCGTGTAAACCCGCCTACTATCCATAAAATAGCCGGTGCTTCGGCTTATCTCGCTGTTCTGGAAGATAATAAGGATATTGCGGGCGTCATTTCTTCGTTAAAGGACATTTCCGTCGCTTCTCGTGCACTTTCTTGGTTTATTGAAGGGAATGATAGCCTTGAACAAGAATTGTCAAATGGGACGTTAGAAGAAGTGTTATATGGGCTTACGGCAGCTTACTCCCTGATCTCTGTAGAAAATTTTACAATGCTGTTGGATTTAGCAAAGAACGTAGCAAATCTGACAGCAAAACAGAAGTTATAGGGAATGATTGTATGTTAGGACAAATTGCGTCGTTCATGGAAAATCTTCATCTCTCTTACGATGAAGTAGTTTATAAAATACCATATCGCAATTTGGTTATTATGCAAAAAGATAAGTTACATACCGTATATGATGGGGAGGTACTAACAGAAGTATCGGATGAGGATTTCTTTAAAGGAAAAGTTAAGTTTGATGAATAATGAAAGTAACAGTGGATTTGTCCGGTCTTGATGAATTCGTCGAAGAAGTAGATGAGAATGCTACCGAATTGATGAAAGAAGCAGCTCAAAGAGCCGTTTATATGCAGAAGGAACGCAATGTTAGTAATAAGAAAACCTATCAAAACCATACTTGGAACCTTCGCAATGCTCCCGGTGCTGCTATTGTCAGGGATGGAAAGATTGTAGACCTCTATATCCCTGCCGATGGAGAACATTCACTGGCGAAGAACAGGACAGAGGCAATGCTGATCTTTGGAAGTAAGCCTAAAGACGGTGTTATTGTGGCGGATGGAATGGAATATGCAAGCTTTGTGTCTAGTAAAGGTTTTGATGTCCTGGATTCGGCAAGCCTAACCCTAGATAAAGAATTAAAACAGTCATTTGGTAACGATAATGTAAAAGTCACATGGCAGGAATGAAATTTAATGCAGATATTGACCTTGAAAAGATTGTCAAACTGCGTCAGGAAATAGATAAATTAAAAAAATCTCTTATTGAGATTGCAAGTGTACCCAATAGTGATGCGGCTGTGAAAGCTCTTGAGAAGCAATTAGCATCAGCTTTAAAGAAATTGGAAAAATATAAAGACAAATATGTTCAAACCCAACAGGCAAGGATAGACCAAGAAAAAGCTGCTTCAGAACAAATTAAAAAACAACAAAAAGAAATAGACTCTCTTATCAAAAAATATGAAGCACTACAAAAACAGATAGAAAAAGGAACAGTCAGGGCACCTCGTTCTCCTAAAACATATACTGACGACCAGATTTCAGTTGCATTAAAAACTCAAGTACAGTCAATAAAAGAAGCTCGTGAACAACTAAAAGTACTCCGTTTCGCTCAAGCTAATGTAACAGACCAGCAAGAGAGGGAAACTGGTGCTAGGACGAAGTTAAATATCAAGATTCAAGAAAACACCCGGTATTTGAAGCTGAATTCGGATGCTTATACCCGCCAAAAGATGGAGATTGGTAACTATGAGGAAAATATACGTAGGGCTTTGGATGGTACAGGACAATTCAATCTATCTCTGTCGAAGATGCTGGGTGTTATTGGTGGTACTGCCGCATTAAAAGGATTAGTTACCGATATGATAAATGTCCGTGGAGAGTTCCAGAAAACATCTATCGCCTTTGAAACTATGTTGGGTAGTAAAGAAAAAGCCGATGCTTTAATGGCTCAAATGGTGGAAACGGCAGCAAAAACACCTTTTGATTTACAAGGAGTAACAAGCGGGGCGAAACAGCTTCTTGCTTATGGAACTTCAGCGGACAAAGTGAATGAAACTTTGGTTCGTTTGGGGAATATTGCATCCGGTCTTTCTATTCCGCTTGGCGATCTTGTTTATCTATATGGTACGTCTATGTCCCAAGGACGATTATTCACTCAAGATGTAAATCAGTTCATGGGGCGTGGTATTCCTTTGGTTGCCGAATTATCAAAAGAACTGGGGAAAACAGAATCAGAAATCAGAAAGATGGTTACTGAAGGTAAGGTAGGTTTCCCTGAATTGCAAAAGGTTATAGAGAATATGACTAATGAGGGTGGTAAGTTCTATAACTTGATGGAAATGCAATCTACGACATTGTCCGGTCAAATTTCTAATTTGGGTGATGCTTGGGATTCTATGTTAAATTCTATTGGAGAAGATACGCAGGGAATTGCATCTATGACAATATCGGCAGTAACGTCTATTATTGAAAACTATAAAGAGGTTGGAGCAATCATTGCATCTTTAGTAGCTACCTATGGGACATACAAAGCGGCTATAGTTGTGGTTAATATGTTAGAACGGGCTAATATAATGATTTTACGACAAGCAGTAGTTGAAAAGAAATTAGCTGCTGCTGCAAATATTGTATTGTCTAATTCTATGGCTATTGCTGCCGCAAGAGGTAAGATATTTGCAACAGTTCAAAAGAATATCATCTCAACATTTAAGGGTGTGGGTAAGGCATTGGCTAATCCGTATGTCTTATTCGCCGCTGCTGTTGGAACTGCGACTTATGGATTATATAAGTTCTATACACGTGAGACGGAAGTCGAGAAAATGCAGAAACGGTATAATGAGACAAAAGAAGCTGCCGCCAGACGTGAAGAACAGCATAAAACAAAGGTCGAAGAATTGATAGCCTCCATAGAGGATGAAACTAAGGCTGAAATGGAGAGAGTGGGGGCTATGGATCTTCTAAAAAAAATGTACCCTGGTATTATTGAAAAGTATATTGATGAAGAGGGACATCTTAAAAACTTGATAGCTCTCAAAAAAGAACTATCAGAAGCAGATGCAACAAGAAAAGCCGAAGAGAATAAAACGGAATTGCGAAGCTATGACGAGCGCATAAAGAATCAGAAAGAATATATCGAACGGATGCGTACTAATGACCAATCGGCTTTTGATGATGAAATAGCAAAACTAGAGCAATTAAAAAGGGAAAGAGAAAAAACACGCCAAAAAGTTGTTTCTGACTACATAAACAACTCAATATCTGGCGCAAAATCAATGTCTGATGATGAACTAAAGAATACAATAAAAGCCTATAAAGATGCCTTATCTCAAAATATGGGTGGGGAATGGTTTGATAGTAATCAAGATTTCAAAATAGATGAAATAAAACAATATGTTTCAGCTTTAGAAGATTTACAAAAAGCCCGTTTAAATGCCGTTCAGAATAAGGAGTATTGGGAGAGCAAAAAAAAGCAAGCAGAGGATGCTCGTGATGCTTTAGATGTTTCTAAAAAGAATTCAGAAGAATGGAATAAATACACTAAACAAATACAAGATGCACAAAAGCAAATAGATAAGTATTCGGATTCTAAAACAACCAAAGAGTATAACTCTATTTTAGACCAACAAAAGAAGATAGCCAATCTTTTGGATAAACAGGCTCTTGAAAGAAAGCGAAGAGAAGAAGATTTGGAAAATCAGGCTTTCCAAGCTCGTATTAATGCGATGGAGGAAGGAGAAGCCAAAATACGGGCGCAAAGAGCCTTAGATAACAAGAAGGAAATCCAAGACTTGGAACGCCAAAGAGAAGATTATATCCGGACAGAGATTGAGTATCAAAGGAAACTTTTTGATGCAAGGGAAGAATTGAATGTAAAGAAAAATAAGAACTATAAAAAGAAAACATTCGATCCTTCTTCTGTTAAAGTAGATACCTCTTCTATTGATGCTACTATTGGATATGTGAGTAAACGCCAAATTAACGACCAAATACGTAACCAAGAAGAGGCGTGGAATGAATATATCATAAAATATGGTACATTCCAACAGAAAAAAGAGGCTATTACCCGAAAATATACAGATGCCATCAATAAAGCCGCCAATGCCGGAGAAGCAGCATCTCTACAAAAGGAGTTTGAGGAAGCTTTAGCTAACTTGGATTTGAGTAAGCTTAAAGAGGAAATAAATTGGGAAATGATTTTCGGTGATTTGAGCAAAGTTACTAAAGATCAACTAACAAAAATAAAGAAGCAGTTGCAGGAGTTTAAGAAGTCTCCTGAATTCAAAAATGCTACTCCGGAACAAATACAAGTTATTGAAACCGCAATAAATTCCATCAATGATACCCTTGTCGATAAAGGTGGTTTCTTTGGAGGTATGGCTGATTCTATGAAAGAGTTAGCGGATGCTACAGAACAACTGAAAAAAGCAGAAGAGGAACTGGTTGAAGCTAATAAGAAAGGAACGGATGCCGAAAAAGAAGAAGCACAAAAGAAAGTAAATAAAGCTCAAAATACACAAGTCAATGCACAGACCAATGTTGAAAAATCCAGGGATAAGGCAATTAGTAATATAACGGCTGTTGCTGATGCAATGAAGCAACTAGGAAGTGCGGAATTTAACCTAAGTAGCTTTGGTAGTGCTGTTGGAGGATTGGTAGATGCGTTAAGTGAATCCGGTAGCAAAATAGGGGGAATTATTGCAGCTATCCTCTCTCTTCTTGATGAATTTGGGAAAGATGGAGGAGTCGAATTTGGCAAAAATATTGTGAACAATGTTATTAGTGCCATTGGTGGAACTATTGAGGTTCCGTTCAAGATGTTAGGAATTGATTTGGGGCTCGGAGGTGCAAACTATTCTGATTACAACGAAATGGTAGCCAAGTATGACGTATTACTTGATGTTTGGGATCAACTCTTAGATAAGAAAAAAGCTTATATAAATGAATCATACGGAGCGGAAGCAACCAAAGCGGGCAAGGAAGCTTTAGACCTATTGAAAGCCGAAAGAGATATAACTAGGGAGCTTGCTAGTGAACGCTTAGACGCTGGAGCAAGTGCAGGCAGTCACTCTATGGCGTATAGAATGTGGCAAGGCTCCTATAAATATGAAGGTCAGAACTGGAAAGATGTAGCTGGAGAAATATCTAGTGCTCTTGGAGGTGTCGAATTCAGCAATATGTGGAACCTGCTTTATATGTCAGCCGATCAACTGGAGTGGATAAAGACAAATTATTCCGGTCTGTGGTCACAAATGGACACGGATTTTAGAGGTTATTTGGATGATATTATTCAATACGGAGAGACGGAGGCGGAAATCATAGAATCAGTAAAGGAGCAGATTACAGGAATATCCTTTGATAGTTTCCGAGATAGTTACGTAAGCCTGTTATCTGATCTTGATAGCACCAATAAAGATTTTGCCGATAGTTTTGAAGAGTATTTAAGAAAATCCATACTTCAGTCTGTTATATCCAAGAACTACGATACTAAAATACAGGAACTTTATGATAGTTGGTCTAAAGCTGGAGAAGATGGATTATTCAGTGAATCAGAAGTAGACAGGTTGCGTTCTATGCAACAAAGTATAACAGATGCGATGTTGGCGGAACGTGATCGACTGGAGGAAGTTTTTGGATGGTCTTCATCTTCATCCCAAGAAGCCTCAAAGAAAGGCTTTGCCACTGCGTCACAGGATTCAATCGACGAGCTTAACGGACGTTTCACCGCTTTGCAAATTGCCGGAGAGGAAATCAAGAATCAGAATCAGCTACAAACAATGTCTATTCTTGAATTGAGAGCGGATATGCTGCCTATTATTGCCAATACCACAGGGATAAAGGACATTGCTAGTGAGACACGGGATTTGTTAAGGCTGTCTTATGAGGAGTTGACTGGTATTCATGATGATACAACAAGCATGAACAAGTCATTGAAGAATATTGAGACGGATATTGCTGAAGTTAAACGAAATACATCAAAATTATAATATATGGCCGACTTATTAATTAACAATAAAGACGCTTTCGCAACGTGGGGCGTGAGAATGGGAGATGGGTTCATTGAAGCTATCTACGCTCCGCTTCCAATGAAAGAAGTTATAGAGAATAAATCCCGTTTACAGGACGGGAAGAAAATAATTATAGCCAATCGGAAGATTGACGAACGGGATATAACACTAACCTTTACCCTACAAGGAAGTTCTCCGTCTGACTACATCACCAAGTATAAGGCATTTCTGAATGAGATTACAAAAGGGGAATTTACTGTCAAGGTTCCCGCCTTAGGAGAGGAGGTTTATCATCTATATTACACCCGTTCACAGCCTTTCGGTTTCAATACGGCAAGGACGTTTTCAAAGATTTCGGTAAAGCTTAACGAGCCAAATCCGGGTAATAGAGAGTAAAATTACCACAATAGGCAAATTGTGGTTCATAGGATTGCCGGATTTTATGTTTTGACGTTTCTATCTGCGAACTTTGTGATATGGCAGAATTAGTAGACATCAAAGACATATCCGGCAACATTCGCTTTTCGACTACTATCAATGAGGGTTCGAAAAGACACTTCCTTTTGATGCAGGAAGATTATATCACTTTGCTATTTAGCCTTTCCAATCCGGTGTATTTCAAACTAGGCGACTACGTAGACAATGAGTTGGGAATATTTGAGCTTGTAGACCTTTATAAGCCTACCTACAATACAACGACAGGTGCATACGACTACGAACTCCGCCTTGATGCTTATTACTGGAAATGGAAGAACAAGAAGTTTTTCTATACACCGGAAACCACCGGACGCGAAGCCGCATGGAATCTCACCGCTACCCTTGACACGCATTTAAATGTTTTTCTAGATAACCTGAATGCACTCGGATATAAGTTCAGAGAGGAAGAGTTTACATACGAGATTGACAGCACAGTAGAAAACACTTCCAAGCTCATTTCCTACGATAACGTGAATCTGATCGACGCTCTCACACAGATGGCGGAGACTTGGGAGTGTGAATGGTGGATAACAGAGCACGTTATTCATTTCGGACGTTGTGAATACAGCTCACCCGTTGATTTCAAAGCCGGTGATTTGACAGACACAGAAAACGTGAATGTCAACAGCATGACACGCAGCGACAGCCAGACCACTTATGCGACCCGTATCTACGCTTTTGGTTCTACCCGTAACATTCCTTCCAGTTACCGGAAAGAATTGATATTCGACGTAAAAGAGGTTAATGGACGTAATATATCCGATACGTCAAGACCGCTCAAAATAAGCTACTTTCCGTCACGAGTTACATATAAGGAAGACTATACCGCTAGTAGCAACGAAGGCAGCGGTTCTTTTACTCCCTCTTATACAGAATGGACGCTTGATAAGACTTTAGCTTCATCAGCCAAGGGTGGTTCTTATAAAGTTGTTTCGGGAGGAATTTCAATCAATATATCAACAGCCGTTCCGCAAATAGGGAACCGTGCTTTTCTACCGGCAGGAGATTATATATTGAAGGCGTCATATATCTATAATGTTTCCGGGGAATCAAAAGAGGTGATTATTGGTAATCAGACCGTTTCATTAGCCCAAAATCAACAATATGAGATTGTGTCTAAAATACAGGTTCCCGACACGTTGGTTATCGACAAAAACAGTTCTGATTTAAAAGTAAGGGTATACGTTCACGTACCAGCTCCAGCTTCTTCCGAGCTGTTATCGACTTTTCAGGCGTATGTAACATACGATATTAACGTGTATGGCGGTTCTTCTGCAACGACTTCCGTAACATTCCTTTCCGGTGCAAATGCCGGACAGACTTTTGCTGCTGTTTACAATCCCGACCTTTTAACCGGTGACGCAGCAAACATTATCCAGTTACCGGAAGGTGTAACCGCCTCTTTAGGTAATCGGTACACCATTAACAACATCATAAGCGGTAAAGTCCCCGATAACTACTTCAGTAAGGATGACAAGGAAATGACCCTTAACGGAGTTGTTCAGAAACGTCTTATGCTCCCGGAGGGTATTTCTTATGTAGATGCTTATAAATACAGCCCGACCGGTGAACGTATCAATATCGGAGATGAACGCTATAATGATCCGGATAACGTGGAAATGCCAGAAGAGGAAGCAATCGAAGAGATCGTTATATTTGAGGATGAATATCCCCAATACAAGGGCACAATATCCAGTGTCAGCCACGATGACAAGGTAGACGATAACGATAAGGAATATCGGATCTATAATTTCAAAGATACGGGACTGAAGAACTTTACAGAAGATTTTAGGCTGGATGGTGAGGAACTTCACATGATATTCCAAACTGGCAAGCTTGCCGGGATGGACTTTGCTATCAATATTGTAGAAAGCGATAACACCGGAACAACCTTCGAAATTGTCCGCAATGAGGATTACGGTCGCTTTCTTCCGGATGATGTTCTTTATCCGCAAACCGCACACATGGAGGACGGTGAAGAAGTCCCCGCAGACACATATATCCTTTACGGCTTTGATACCGCATACATCTCCGAGCAGATGTTGCCGGACGCAGAGCAGGATTTACTCAAAAAGGCAAAGGAGTACGTAAAGAAATCCATGATTGACCCGTCCACCTACGATTGTGAGATGGATGCTGATTTCATCTACAATAAGGGTAATATTCGTACATACGAAGTCGGGGCTAAAGTCAACCTGATAAATAAGGCATTTTTCCCGGAAGGCAGACAATCAAGAATAATCGGTTTCGAGTGGCCGCTGGATATTCCTTACGATCACCCGATTTATACAGTCGGTGAGACGGCTTCATATTCCCGTATCGGTGAGATAGAGAGCAAGCTTGATTCCCTTACTTACAAGGGACAAACCTATTCCGGCTCTGCTGTCGGAGGTGGTGGAACGAGTGTGTATGTTATTGGGGTTAATGACAAGACAATCCCGTCTGACAGAAACGTATTCTCCGCAAAGAGATCACTTGCCACCTTCTTGAACAAGGCGCAGGAGGAGACAATGGAGTTTCTTATCAAGCTGTTAGGCGGTATTATTACCGACAATATAGAATCCCAGAACTTTATTCCCGGTGCACTTGGTTCAGGATTCCTCATCAAACGCGATCCAAAGACCGGACGGTCATACATCGAGGTTGATGAGCTGTATGTAAGACTGAAAGCAATATTTGAGTCTTTAACAATCAAGGAGCTTCAATCGGTAGGTGGTGAGGTTCTTCTGACATTGGCTAGTATCGAATGCACGAAAGTGGAAAAGATTTCAGAAGCGCTTCTTTATGATGCAAACGGCTTTCGCCTTTATGATGTTGATGGGAAAGCATTATTATCATCCATAGCAACTGGAGGTGTCTACCGCTGTTATTTTACGACTGATGACGGTGAGAAAGCCATTATCAACCAATTCGCAGCCGGAGACATGGCGCAATGCAGGCAGTTCAACATTAAAGAAGGGGTTTATGAAAATGTATCCAACCGTTATTACTGGCGTTATGTTCTGGCTGTAGGCGAAAATTATATTGATTTATCTGTAGATGATTGTGCTGAAGGCAGTGATATTCCGCAAGCGGGTGATAAGATAATCCAACTGGGAAACCGTACAGACCCGGCACGTCAGAATGCGATACTTCTGTCCGCCTACGGACTTACTGCTCCTACCATACAGATGTTGCAGAGAATAGATTCTTACTCTTTGGATGGAAAGGCGGTGAAAGAAGAAGGATTCGACCAGGAGACACAACAGTTCTATTCGAATACATACGGACGCAGTTATACAGGCACACGGGATAAAGACGCATTCATTCAGTTTGACCCTGTAACCGGTTTGAAAATACACGGTGCCGAAATTGACGTTTCAACCGATAATTTCATGATAAAAGATCGGGATGGTAATCAGATTGCCGTCTTTGAAATAGGAGAAAACGGAAAGCCACGCCTTAAAGCTGATAATATAAATGCCGATGAGCTATTATCAAACGGTGAAAAATGGGCGCTCAAGAAAGACGGAAGCGGATTCCTTGCATCAAAGAATCTTGTCTGGGATGAACTTGGGAATCTTAACCTGATGGCGTCTTTGTCTCTACCTTATAAGATGTTTCAAATAAATGCGGATTCAACTCCGACACCTATGGATTTATCGGAGGGGAGATACTTTGTAGTACGTTACGGAAATATATATGGCGATCAAATCATAGAGCTTCCCGCTCCCAGTCCGGAATATAATGGTTCAGAAGTTAGAATTTATTCCGGGTTTATGACAACAAGGTCTTCCAGAAGCTTCTTTGATCTGACAATAGAAGAAAACGGTATATTCTTCTACCCCGGATATATTCCAGTAGCAGGCTCCCCAATACAAATATCAAAAGTACGTGTTTCGGATAAAGAAATTGTTTTGAGATGTATTTCATTTGGAGATTTCAGTTTCTGGTATATACAAAATTACAAAGACTTTGCAAATGAGGATTTTAATCCATCAGAATAAAAATATAAACTATGGCAGAAGAAAAATACATATTTACAGTAACGGGCGATCATGCTAATGAAATATTGATTTGCCCTGTCCCCGTGGGCGGAATATTTATAACTAAGTTGACTGACAACCCTGCCGTCCGTTATCCGGGCACAACTTGGGAGAAGTTGGAGGGTCGTTTCCTTTACGGTACCTCCGAGCAGGAGGAAAGTGGTGCAACCGGTGGCAGCTCTTCGGTTGTGCTAAGCGTTGAGAATATGCCTGCCCATACTCACGCACTTACTGCGAAAACAGATGAGTCCGGTTCCCATACCCATACAGCGGGCAATCACCGTCATCAGGTAGACAGCCATAGCCATACACAGCCGTCACACTCGCATAGTGTTAAGATGTCGGATAGAAACGACAGCGGCAATCCAAACTACCTGTTTGCTCCGAATGGCGGTAACTACGGTATGGAATCGGCAGCATCCGGAAACGGATGGGGACAATCAGGTGCAGCAGGAGGTGAAAGTACAGGTAGTGCTGCTCCTTATACCAGCTATACAAATCCAACCACGTCTGAAAGCGGAACCCACTCTCACGGACTAAGCGGAAACCTTGCTGAAACTGGAGGAGGAAAAGAATTCAGCATCCTTCCGCCATATATCAAGGTCCATATATGGGAAAGAAAATCATAACATTTAAACATACAAAATATGGAAAAGTATATTTATTTAGACAGGGAAAACGCAAAGAAAGGTACAGCTCTTGTTTTTGCAGTCAAAGATCATCCGGTAAAGGATTATCCGGCATATTTTGGGGGTAAGGCAATAGAGTTTGTCGGAGAAGATCTTCCGCATTATATCACCTACGTACAGGACGGAGATAAGGAGTATGTACGTGAAGCCACACGAATAGAATTGTATGAAAGGGGTATAATATCCCTTCCCGCAAATGAGACTGTTTCGGATGGCGCTATCGTAAAGAAAACACGTGAGCAGCTTGTAGCCGATGGTGTAATAACTTTGGAATCGGAGCTGTCTAAAGCCCGGTTTGATCGGAAACGTCAATTAGAGGCGGTAGATTTGTACGACAAAGCGGTATTGCGTGGGGATGTTCAAGAAACAGAAATGCAAAAAAGTATCCGGGATACCTATCGAAATAACTGGCTTACTATCACTGACCGATATACGGATATTAGTATTCCCATTGAAAGCATGTATCCACTGATGCCTGATTTCATCGCTTACTTCTATTCTTAAATTTATGAACTATAACAAATAAAGCTATGATTCTACTAGTATTAATGTCATTCATTCTCATTGCCGGATATGTTTTTGCAATGATTAAAAAGATGGAGGAAATTCCTTACTCTATCAGTGACACCTACTATGCCCTGACGCATAAGTTTTGGTTCGGTTTGTGCATGATCGGCTCCGGTGCATTGCTTCTTCCGGCAGCATTTGAAGCAAGTACGGAAAACAGCCAGTTTCTTGTATTCCTTTCGGTTGTCGGGATGATTGTATTGGGGGTATCTCCTAATTTTCGAACAGAACAAAAAGTTCCTCACTGTATCGGCGCTGCCATGTCTTTGATCTTCTCCCAGATATGGGTAGGTTGCAATTCTTGGTATTGGCTTTTACTATGGGCTGGATTCATCGCTTACATGGTTATCTCCATGAGTGAGCACTGGACCGGCAATTTCATCTCTGACTTCATAAAGAGAAAGCCTATGTTCTGGATAGAGGTAGTTTCGTTGTTAACCGTTTATCTAACTTGTATCTTATGAAAGAAGCAATAGTACATACCACAACCGGAGGATTTGCCGCAATAGCCACTGCATTTGTTGCCGAATCATTGCAAAATATGATTCCGTGGCTGATTGTCTCATGTGCTGTAATCCTCTGTGATCTCCTATTCGGAGTAAGGAAAAGTATACTAATGGGTGAAAAGGTAAGATTCTCACGTGCGATCCGTGCCACTATGGGAAAGATGGTCACTTACTTTGCTTTCGTCTGCATGGTCTGCATGATTAGCGTAGCAAGCCACAATGAATATCCTATAGATGTGTATTCCTGCTTATTGGTATGCTTCATAGAGGGATGCTCGATAGTTGGGAATATACTGAAGCCAAAGGGGATTAACATCAATCTTATCGGGGCTTTGGGTGTGTTTGGTAAGAAGGTGTTTAAGGTTGATAAGGAAGATGTGAAGGATATAATCGAAAAAGAGGAAATACATGAATCAAATAAATAAAATATATAACGAGGATTGTCTTGAGGGTATAAAACGCATTCCTGATGCAAGTATAGACTGCATTTTAACCGACCCACCCTATCTCTATTTGAAGGGGCAGAAATTAGATCGTCCGTTTGATGAGCACGCTTTATTCACAGAATTTAAACGGGTGTTAAAGCCTACGGGATTTATCGTTCTGTTCGGTCGCGGTACGTCATTTTATCGCTGGAATACCATTCTATCAGATTTAGGACTTAAATTTAAAGAGGAAATTATCTGGGATAAAGGTTATTGCACTTCACCATTAATGCGATTATCTAGGGTACATGAAACCATATCTATTAATTCAATGCCTAAAGCTACTATTAATAAATGCAAAGTTCCGTATCTTGAGATGAAACAGTACGACATAGCAAGTGTAATACAGGACATCAAGAGGTTGCGTTCGGTATTTACTCAATCTAAATCAATGGAATCTGTTAAAAAATTTTTAGAGAACAACTGTCGGGATACTTCTGATAGCTGGGAAGCAAACAACATATCAATATCATCTGATATTACTAAGGAAGATAGATGTGTATCTGTCATGCGTATGTTTGAACAAGGCATGAATGAGAAAACAATTATTAGGGTAGATAGAACAGACTGCGAAACGTTTACAAAATTTGGAATAAACTCGGATAAACGTAAAACTGGTGATAGATGTTGCAATGTTATGCAATCAATGGAATTTGGATTAAATGAAAAGTCGATTATAAAATGTGCACGAGATCATTACTCCGCAATACACCCTACCCAGAAGCCGGTTAGGTTGATTGAACGGCTATTAGCATTAGTCACGCAACTAGGTGATGTCGTATTAGATCCGTTCTCTGGAAGTTGTTCTACTGCTGTGGCTTGTATCAATACCAATCGAAAGTTTATTGGTTTTGAAATTGATAAAGAGTATTACGATGCAGGCATTCATAGGATTAATGAAACTTTGAAAGATTTAAAACTAGTAGTATGATAAATAAAATCAGCGCCTTAGCCAGCAAGCTTCTATCCAAGATCGGCATAGACGGCATGGCTCACATTATAGTCTGCCAGAACCTGGTAATATGGCTATCGAAATATACGCCACTGTGGTTAGCAATCATTATAACCGTCGTGATCTTCATCCTAAAGGAAGTGTACGACAAGTACTGCAAGAAAACAGAGTTTTCAATTAAAGACATCATCTGTGATTGTGTGGGGCTGGCGTTGGGAGTATTAACATTGATATTATAGGAGGAAATAATATGAAGAGAGAAGATATAGACTCAATCATCATTCACTGCTCGGCAACACGTGCCGGGCAAGACTTGCGAGCAAAGGACATTGACCGGATGCACCGGGCAAGGGGATTCAATCAGATCGGTTATAATTATGTAATCGACCTGGACGGAATGATCGAAGAGGGCAGACCGCTCACCGTTGATGGAGCACATTGTAACACAAAGGGATTTTCCGGTAAATCGTATAACAAGCACTCGATCGGCATTTGTTATGTTGGCGGACTGGATGCAAATGGAAAGCCCGCAGACACTCGCACTCCGGCTCAAAAGGCTAGTTTGCGGCAACTGATTGACAAGCTTTGCAAAGAGTATCCTATCATCGAGCTTCTCGGACATCGTGATACTTCACCCGACCTAGACGATTCAGGTGAGGTAGAACCGGCTGAATATATCAAGGCGTGTCCTTGTTTTGATGTGCGGGAAGAGTACCCGAATTTCTTACGAAATACAGTAATAACAGCAAAAAAATAGGAGGAACAATC